AAAACGTAAAAAATTAATCTTCTCTCCACATCAAATTGCGTTCCACATGAAACATTCTAACAATACTTTTATCTTGGCAAAGGTCCTCGATCCTTTAGCCATAAAACTTTATGAAGGAAGAGATATAATAAAGCTCGTGAGCCGTGAACCATGTACCCCGGTCGCCGAGTCATGGACCAAGGTTCAAGAATTTCTTGTCAATGTGACATAACGTCGCACCGCCACGCTCGTGTGTGTGCTTGAGGGCGGGTCCCACCCATTCTCCCCCACCCCAGATCAGTTGTGTGCTTGAGGACGGATTCTATTATTAATTATTATGGTTACAAAAAAACCCCAGGCGATTTCTCGCCCAGGGTTGGAGGTTGGAACTATAAAACTCTGTGGTGGAGTTTGAAAATGTCCACGTTCTTCTCCAGTTTTTCTTCCAGCCAGTTTTCTCCGGCCTTGATCCACCTTCGAATAAACTTGTACCTTGGATCGTAGGCCACGTTGCATTTGTAGCCAATCATCCCATGAACTATACCTTTGACTGAGGCCAAAGAATATCTCTCTGTCCATGGTCCAAGTTCTAACATTTGAAGAAACATGATCCGAAAAATAACCTCGTCCTGGTTCTCCTTCGTAACTGTTCCCATATCGATAGCCGACATGGTCCAGCAAAAGTTTGCAGCTGTGTCGTGCTGCTCCTTGGTCCAACCTTCTGTGTCCAAGGCTGTGTAGTCGTATTGTAATGCCATAATCACCTCCATTGTTGTTAATTTGACATCCTACAAGATCCCATAATAATGTGTTCGAAATGTGGCGAAACAAAAAATAATTTGAGTTATCCACAAGCTTGTGCCTGCGACCTTGTACCGCGGCCCATGCGACAATTTGCCTGTCAAGAACAATATTGTCACATGTGACAATTTGTCGCACCCATGTGTGTGCTTGAGGGCGGGTCCCACCCCGTCTATCTCCCCCATTCTTGGGGCTTGTGTGCTTGCGCCTTGGGTTCATTTAAAATTTTTTATCTCCATTTAGGATTACCTCTTGGCCAGCCGTGAGGCTTGCATCCTTTAGAAGCTTCAGGGCATTTTAAATTTTTACTATCTAGCTCAATAAAAGTAAAACCGTCGCTTGTGGTTTCCTCGCTTGCGCCTAGATCCTTCATTAATTTTTTTAACTCTTCAATTGTTTTAATTTTCATTAGTTTAACCTCTTTCTGTCTTTGTTAGATTGTTTTAACCATTCAAAAAATTCCTGACAATCTTTTATATACCAGGCTGGCAACGTGTCGTGATCCTCTAAGAACCACGGCAACAAATCACCTCTTTTTATTTTTCTTTTTTTCATTAGTGTTTTAAGTAAGTTATATTTTTAATTTTACGGGACCAACATTTACGGCAATCTAGACACTTTCCGCCTTGCTTAGGCGCTGGACATGTTGCCTTCTTAGGGTTGGTTGTGACGGTACTTGACCACGGCCAAAACTTACCCGCACCGCCGTCGACATTCGTGCCTGATAATCTAATTATTAAATTTTTTGGAATTCTATTAACTGGAATATTTTTTAAAAACTGAGCTTCTTTAGTTGGCATCCAGTGTTTAACAGTTGGCGTTAATTTACAGACTTTAAAAATTTTTAATAAGTGTTTAATGCTTTGAATATCTCCTGCATCGTGCCATCGGAATTCTTTACACTTAAAAGAATTAATTTGCGCAGCCATAGCTCGAACCCATAAAGGTTTAGTAATAGATTTTAAACGGATATATTGCGCGGCCTTGACGCCTTTATACATAGAATAAAAACCACGCTTAGCATAACAGCCGAAGCACACCGTGCCAGGAATCTTTGCAAGCTTAGAGCCTGTTTTGCATTCCCAAGCGGGCAGGCCGTAGCTATAACCTGGCATCTTTGAAGGCTTACTAAATGATCCAGTAATTAATTTTAATTCCTTTTTATTCATATGCATGAAATATCATGATCCATGAGCCGTGGACATTGCGCAAAGTGTCACACCTGTGGCTATTTGTCATATTGACAGAGTCGCAGGTAAAATCTACATCTTGTGTCAATGCGACAAATTGTCGCATCGGGCCATCTGAGAAGAGAGCTTGTGGGCGGGGCCCACCCATAAAAAAGAAATTTTAAAAAAAGGCTTAGCCTGTTGCCTCGAGTGCCCACCCCTTCCTCGACATTTTAACGGTGGAATTAACAACAGGTTCCATGCCCGGGCGCATTGCCCGATCGGTATCCCGATCCCGAACTAGGTCATTTGCCTCTAGCAAAAAACTCTGTGCACTAGCGCCTACCGTTGGATCTGGCCGACCTAGTTCGGGATCAAGGGCCCTTGTGGGCCCTTGATCAAATTTTATCTCCTTACTGAAGCACGCTTCAGTAATTTTTCAACATCTAAGATATCATCATAATTAAACCCAAGTAAAGGCATACCATGATCTCTCTTTTGTCTCAACCAAACTAAAGCTAGAGCCGTAAGACCTTTATTCATTTCTTGAATTTTTTCTTTACGACCTAAACCTTTAGCTTTTCTAGCTAAGATTTTTATTATTTTTCTAACTTTATTCATAATCCTACATTATCCTATAACTATGGCAAGAATAAGGCAACACCTGGATAAAGTTGTCGCACCCTATTTTAGAATCATTCTAAAAAACCCTGTCAAGATGACATGATGTCGCAGGCGTGTTGAGTGCATGTGGGCGGGGCCCACCCCAATAAAAAAACAAAAACTGCGACAATTTGTCAAATGGTAATGCGAACACATGTGTTTTAAAACACATGTGTATTTAACAAATGGAGGAAATATGAAACCAATAAGAAAAGACGAGTTAGAATTCTGGAGTAATTTTACTAATGATGAATTCTACGAAAAAAGAAAAACTGTTGATACAGAGATAAGTCAAGAAGCTCAATCAATAGCTGAAAAGAAAAAACCTAACTTTGCGAAAGAGTGTGGACTAGATAAGGATTTAAAAAATCTAGAAAAGCATTATCAAGCATATCGCGATTTTATGGATAACAAATCATTGACCGAGCAGAAATTAAAATCGGCTTGGAAAAACGCTAGTAATGATTTTAGCGAAAAAGCCAATAGACTTTCAAAAGTTCGTGATTGGTATGACATACATTTTAATGATGATGAAATCACACCAGAAGAGGTTAAAAGAAAACTTGGTGATGCTTGCTATCAAGAAGCAAAATCACATGTTAGAAAAAGTCATACAGTACATAACTCTTTAGATAAAATTCAAAAGAGATGTAAAATGATTATTCATACAGGAGCACACATTAACGACGTTGTAAGTTCGTTAAAAGGTGAAATGTCAAAAGCTGAAATAAATTTAGAAATACCTAAAAATTTATTGGCTTTACCAAGTAATTAACACTTGACAGGTTATGGGATATTATGTTAATAATGTCCCATAACAGAAAGGAATATATGACAAACATAAACGACATAACAAAATCATTAAATAGAATAGCTGATACGTTAGATGAAGTACTAACATTAGTTAAAAAAGATATGGAAGATAGTAAAGCTCGTATCACAGCAAAATGGGATAATGAACTTGATAAAGAAGTAGTTAAGAGTGATGAGAACTTTAACTATAGTCAATTAGAACTACCATTTCCAGAGGTTGAATAATGGGCGTTGCTGTTGATTTAAAAAAGCAAGAGTTTATTGGTCAGGGCTTCTCTAAAAAGGAAGCCCGAACCAAGGCGCTTGAATGGTGCCAACAAACGAACACTTGTCGTGGGTGTAGTCAAGCTGTGAAGCCAGATGAATGGTCAAAGTCTTATAAAGGCAAGGGCTATTGTATAGGTTGCATGGGCTAGTCAATATGTCATAACGTCGCACCCACTAGATATAGTAGGTGCGACACATTGTCGCAGGGAGAGAAGAGCATGTGGGCGGGTCCCACCCATAGAGGTACCAGACCAAAGTCAAAAGTCGAACTTTTTAAGAGGGGGGAGGGGTAGATTTCTAAAATATGGTACCTAATATATGTCCTATAGTGTTTGATTTACAGATAGATTCCTGCTAAATACTTTTTGGTACCATAATTAAATATTATGCTTAGTTTAGAAAAAATAAATGCAATTGCAGATCCGAAAGTCAGAAGACAATTAAAATTAGATATTTTAACTAGAGTTAAAAAAACTACTCAATCTAAATATAGAACTGATTTTTTATCTTTTGTAAAATACACCTGGCCAGAATTTGTTGAAGGTCAACATCATAAAGTTATTTCAGAAAAATTTAATAGAATATTATCAGGTGAATTAAAAAGATTAATTATTAATATGCCACCAAGACATACTAAATCTGAATTCGCATCTTATTTTTTACCTGCATGGATGATTGGTAACAGACCTAATTTAAAAATTATTCAAGCAACCCACACAGCAGAACTTGCAATTCGTTTTGGTAGAAAAGCTAAAACATTAATTGACTCACAAGAGTATCAAGATTTATTTACAACAAGACTCAGAGAAGATTCTAAAGCAGCTGGGCGTTGGGAAACAAATGGTGGTGGAGAATATTTTGCAGTCGGTGTCCAAGGTGCGGTGACCGGGAGAGGTGCTGATTTATTAATCATTGATGATCCACATTCAGAGCAAGATGTAAATTCACCTACAGCATTTGATAATGCATATGAATGGTATACTTCAGGACCAAGACAACGTCTTCAACCTGGTGGAGCTATTGTAGTTGTTATGACAAGATGGTCTACAAAAGATTTGACAGCACAATTAGTTAATGCTGGAGCTAAAGAAGAAAAAGCAGATCAATGGGAAGTTGTAGAGTTTCCTGCTATCATGCCAAGTGGTGAACCTTGTTGGCCAGAATATTGGAAGTTAGAAGAATTAGAAAAAGTAAAAGCGTCAGCAGGTATTTCAAAATGGAATGCACAGTATATGCAAAACCCAACTGCAGAAGAAGGTGCATTATTAAAAAGAGAATGGTGGCAGAATTGGGATAAAGATTATTTACCTCCATTGCTTCATGTTATTCAAAGTTATGATACTGCATTTTTAAAAAAAGAAACTGCAGACTATTCTGCAATTACTACTTGGGGAATCTTTGCAGAGAACGAAGGAGATCCACAACATATAATTTTATTAGATGCATTAAAAGAACGTTTAGAATTTCCTGAACTAAGAAGAGTTGCAAAAGAACAATATGACTATTGGCAACCTGAAACAGTTTTAGTGGAAGCAAAAGCTTCTGGTCTTCCATTGACTTATGAACTCAGACAGATGGGGATACCCGTCGTTAATTTTTCTCCCTCTAAAGGTAACGACAAACACAGCCGTGTAAATTCTGTAGCCCCACTGTTTGAGTCCGGAATGGTTTGGGCTCCTAAAGAAAGAGAATTTGCTCAAGAGGTAATTGAAGAGTGTGCATCTTTTCCATATGGAGATCATGATGATTTAGTGGATAGTACTACACAAGCTTTAATGCGATTTAGACAAGGGGGCTTGATTATTCACCCAGAAGACTATAAAGAAGAACAACTACCTAGAAAAAAACGAACTTATTATTGGTAAATGACATTTGTATTTAAACACCCAAGTAAGTATAGAAAACTTACAACAACAGTGCCACCAAAGTCTGGGCCATTATCACAAGGCTTGAATATTGAGTATAATACTGTTAAAGATGTAAAACTGGAGAAAAGTAATGGCAGAAATCGACAAAGCACTTCCAAACGAAGTTAGAAAATCTATTGAAATAGAAGGACCTGAAACATCGGTCGAAGAGAGTCTTGAACTACAAGAAGAATTACCTAACCAAGGTGAGACTGAAATTACACCCATGGAAGATGGTGGTGTAGAAATTAATTTTGAACCAGGAGCCTTCAACCAGGCTCAATCAGAAAATCACTACGACAATTTGGCAGAGTTATTACCAGAGGAAATATTGATGCCTCTTGGTTCAGAATTATATCAAAATTATTCCGACTATAAATCTTCAAGACAAGATTGGGAACAAGCTTACATAAAAGGTTTAGATCTTTTAGGATTTAAATATGAACAAAAAACAGAACCCTTTCAAGGAGCTTCGGGTGCCACGCATCCTGTTCTAGCAGAAGCGGTTACTCAATTCCAAGCATTGGCTTATAAAGAATTGCTCCCGGCTCAAGGACCTGTAAGAACTCAAACAGTAGGTGCACCATCACCTGAAAAATCTTCTCAAGCGGAACGAGTAAAAGAATTTATGAATTATCAATTGATGGATCAAATGCCAGAGTACGAAACCGAGTTTGATCAAATGTTATTTTATTTACCTTTATCCGGTTCTGCTTTTAAAAAAGTTTATTATGATGAATTATTAGGAAGAGCTGTATCAAAGTTTGTTCCTGCAGATGATTTGATTGTTCCGTATGCTGCTACCTCATTAGATGATGCGGAATCAATCATTCACAGAATTAAAACTTCTGGAAACGATTTAAGAAAACAACAAGTAGGAGGATTTTATAGAGACATAGATTTAACTCCTGGCTATGAGAATGAAACAGACTTAGATAAAAAAGAACATGAACTAGAAGGAATGAGACAAACTGGTAAACCAGAAGATGTCTTTACCTTACTTGAATGTCATGTTAATCTAGACATCGAGGGTTTTGAAGATCGAGGACCCGATGGGGAAACAACTGGTATTAAATTACCTTATATTGTAACGATCGAAGAAAACTCTCGACAAGTATTATCGATCAGAAGAAACTATGAAATCGGTGATGCGTTAAGAAAAAAGATTTCATACTTTGTTCATTTCAAATTTTTACCTGGTTTAGGTTTTTATGGATTTGGTTTAATCCACATGATTGGTGGACTATCAAGAACAGCAACATCAGCTTTAAGAAGTTTATTGGATGCAGGAACGTTATCAAACTTACCTGCTGGATTTAAACAAAGAGGAATCAGAATTAGAGATGATGCACAATCTATACAACCTGGTGAATTCAGAGATGTAGATGCTCCTGGCGGAAACATTAGAGATGCGTTTATGACACTTCCGTTCAAAGAGCCAAGTGCAACACTTCTTCAACTTATGGGTGTCGTTGTACAAGCTGGTCAGCGTTTTGCATCTATAGCTGACATGCAAGTAGGTGAGGGTAATCAACAAGCTGCAGTGGGGACGACAGTTGCATTGCTTGAACGTGGATCACGAACCATGAGTGCGATTCACAAAAGAT